GACCCGGTTTACAGTGACTCGTCTTTTCTTAGTTACATGAAATTCAGTTAGGGGGTGTGTACTACAAAACGGGAGAGCACAAAGAACCCGCTAACACTTTCATGCTAGCGGGGGCGTGAGCGATTAAATCATTCACTCACTACTTTGTAATTAAAAAAAATAAACCATATGAAAATCAAACCAACCTTATCTCATTTAGTTGAACATACGTTGTACCCACTTAGGATAGTTATCAGCGTATTGTCTATTCAACTCCATTGCACGAAAATCTTTCACTTCTATTCTACTACCTATCTTATACTCATTCAGCCATGCAATAAATTTTTCATCACTCATTATCTTCTCTCTTTCTTTCTCTATACTATTATACTTCTCTATGTCTATATCTACTATACTACTATTATACATAATTGAACTGATTTTATTTTACTTAAGATTGTCCGAATTGATTTATGCTTTTGCTCTTGCAGGGTTTAATTCAAATACCTGCTTCAAGTATTCATCTTCATTCTCTATGTCCTGCTCTGTTATATCATTGTATCGCTCTAACAGGTGTATTGCGGACCTGATTTCATCTAACTGCTCTGATGCAGCCCACTTCGGCTTGCCATCTTGCAATGATTTAATCTTCTTCATTAATACTATCTCGTCTTGTTTCAATTTCTTTATTGCGTAATCCATTTGTTATTTTGTTTTATATGTGTCCAACATTCTTTTAAATACTTATCTTCATTTCTGCGCGCTTCCCTTTCATACGGATTTCTACTATATGAGCCGGGATATTTGTAATACTTTGTTCTAATAGGTTGCAATTGATGTGTCCATTCGTGTATGCAAGTTTGTATTAACTCTCTAACAGTCTCACATTGGTCCCAGAATACCCACACCTCGTTATCGTCTGCGTCGTATGCACCGCAATCGTTATCACCAAATCCTTTCACTATGGACCAGATTGGTTGAAACTTTTTTCGGTTGTTTACTCCTAACTCTCGTCTACACCAACGTATTGCCATATGTGCGATGCTTACGGCAGGTGCACGACCTAACCCTTGCACCTTCGTGTTCAAATATATCATATATGTTTGTTTCGTTATAAAAAAAGTGGCACTATCGGGGTGCCACTTCTGTAAATATCAAAAGCTTTGTTTGTAAAGTAAATCGGAGAATAACCAATTGAGAGTAACCGATATGCGATTGATATATAGAGCGGTGAGCTAGAATTGAACTAACCCGTCCTACCTGGTATGGTAGGTGTGCAACCCATGGGCTTTCGTCCGTGAGGTAACCATTACACTTTCACCGCTACATTAATGCCGGCTAATGTGCCGGCCACTAATTATTTTTTAGTTGAATCAGCAACTACTGGTGTAGCTGTTGAATCTACCTTAACTGAATCAGTCGCTGTTGCAGTTGAATCAGCAACATTGATTGCTGCAGTATTGTTACTACCACACGCAGTCATACCGATTGCGATAATCAATGCCATTGCACCTACTTTAGCAGTGCTTAAGATTGTAGATAAACGCTTTGCGTTATACAATGCTCTTGTAGTGTAAAAGTCACGCTTTTGCTCACTTTGAGTCGTTGCCGCTTCGTTTAAGTTGTTTACTAACTCTGTTACCTGATAATTCACTTTTGTACTAATTTTCTTAGCCATATTGTTTTGTGGTTGCCTTTAATGTTTATAATAGTCAAGCTCCATTGAGGCGGCTCCCTTTTACCTCAGCTTCGCTTGTATCTTTATTGTCGTTTGTATATACAATATACGACAAATTTTTTGAATTGCCAAATTTATTTATCGGTGTCCTCACCATTAGCAGTTGTGCTCTCTACATTAAGGCTACCGCCGTTGTAGTATGTACTATACGCAGTATCTAATACCAATTTGTCCGATACTAATGCACCCTCTAATACGCTAGTAGCAAGTGCTTCTTTCTTTTCTTTTTTAGTCAATACATTTTTGATTAAGTTATTCTCTAACTTAGCCATCTTTGTTTCAGTATCTAACTCACCTACATACTTGCGAACACTTTCCTCATCCACAAAGATACGTGGTCTATCCATTTTAGGACCTGATAACTCAATCACTTCATAGATATGCTTACCGTCACCAAAGTTGAACTTCTTATTCTTAACTACGGCTTTGTAACCTCTTTTACCTAACTTAATTTCTTTTACTTTTTTACTCATATTAATATTTTAGTGTGTTGAATTTAATTCGTAGTGGAACTTTTGTAATTGTTTAGTTTCATAGGCGTGTGCCGCAGCCTTACCTCTTACTATCTTTACTATAAACAATTCGTATACCTCTTGTGCATACTCTCTCATATCGTTATACAATGCCCAATTCCTATTCTCTTTGCGGGCTCTACTAAAGTGTTTTTGTAAACGTAATTTAGCAGAATAGTGGAAGCGTCTACCAATAGCCGCAGTAACTCCAATATAACTCTTACCATTTTCAGTATTAACTATTTCGTATACTATATGGTTTCTATCGTTTCGTTTCTTTCTATTCATACTAACTAATTTAATTATTTTACAATTTCACCATACCCACCATTGTTTGTGTTAGTCTTAAACCAACTCCAATCTTCATCACCATAAAACCTATCCCAATTGGGCCCTTTGATAATAGCACCTTTGTAGTATTCAATTACTTTGATATCTTTTAAGATACGGCGAATAGTTGAATAGTATCCGTTTACATTGATACGATTGATATTATCGTTATGCATTATAAACATATGCTTTATAATGTTTGTCCACGTTGGTTTAACAATTCCATGCTCTACTATGTATAACAACGAATCGTATACCTTTACTATCATTTTCTTATTGGCCCAATCATAACCAATTTTTTCAAATACTAAATCTTGTCTAATGGTACTCATATTATTTATATTTAATTTCGTTCATAATGTTTCTTACTATTCCTAATGTCATTTTAGTATCGGTATACTTATCAATAAACGACTTAGCGTCTTTACGACTAACAAAATACTTTTTAAATTTGTTAGGACCTGATACCTTATAGACTTCAAATGTAGTGGGTACAAAGTCCTCACTTTTCATTCTCATAACTCTTTTAACTTTCTTTATAGAGTACTTACTCTTTACATTCAATTTTGACTTACTCATATTACTTACTTTTAATGGTTTGAACAATTGTTTTAATCAATACATAACCGAATAACGATACAATTGAAATGATTAAAAACTCTCCTAATGTGATAAACTGACCCATAATGTTATATTTTACTTTTTTACTTTACTTAATTACTTTAAACTGAAATAGTGTAAGGATTAACCTAACACTATTTGAATTTGTTTATTAGACAATTTCAATACTGACTTTAATTCTCTTTTACAATCAGCGATAAAACGTTTTTCAACTTTACCCAATTTGATTGGATATTGACCGATAATTTGTTTAATCGTTGCAGACTCTTTTTTCAACTCTGCGAAAAACTTCATTTGTTTTTTCAATTCGGTATTATTACGAACCGCAACTTTATGTGTACGACCCATAAAATCGGTAAACTCAACAATTGATTGAGGTTTTACACTATTCGACATTTTACTCGCCGAAAAGTTTTTATAGATAGGTCTCTCATTACGAGACGTATTGTAAGAAACTTCGGTAAATTGGTTAAATTCGTTTGTCATTCTACTATTCATATATACTTTTTTTTTAATGTGATGGGTCTCTCTCTCAACCCAATACACTAAATTACGACAAATTGCTCAATCTACCAAATATTTTGAAAAGATTTATTATTGATTATCAACGAGTTACGGGCATAACAAAAAAAAATATATGTAACTGATTGATACTCAATAAAGAATTTTTCCTTTGTAAACTGTTGATTACCAACGCTTTACACTATCCTATTGATTATCAATGAGTTATACATTTAGTAAATTTCTAATGAATTTCTATATTTTTAAAGATTATCTATTTTAAGTCCACGTTGAATTAAATAATTTCTAATGAATCAACTGATATGTTAGAGGCAATTCAATGGCCATAAGGATTTGGCAATGTCAATAATTTTTCGTATCTTTATATTACCTTTCGTCTATATTCGGCAATCCAATGGTGGCAAGGGTTTCATACGATATAAATTCACTTCAGCAGAATTATTTTCTGTGAAACTTTGCATCGACAGAATTTCTTTTGGTCGTATTATTTTCTGCCCGTAAAAAATTTGTTGCGGTGTGCAAATGGGTGGGATATAAATTCATTCCCTGATATACTTTTATAGTGTTTTGTTTTCTTTGTAGTGTGTAAGTATGTAAAGATTTTAATTTGATACATAAACGTTTTACCACTCTTTAACACTTATTACCACTTTTACCCACTAATTAACACTACTTTATTTATTTTGATATAGTATTGATTGACATACTATTTAAATAAGTGTGTGTATTGTTTAAATTTCTTTGAGTATCTTATTGTACTATCTATATCCCGCCAATAGATGTGGGTTGCACGACTTGCAAATCCTTTTTGTTTTATTCCGTTTATTAGATTGTGTATAAGGAAT